ATAATGCCTCACCACCTTTTGCTTTAATCTCAGGTTGTCCAAACGGATTGTCCGGAAGGTCTACCCAAGGTTGATTGATAACAACCAAAGTCGAATAATACGGAACACTTTCTTTTTTTGTTTTAGAGATTCTTGAGTGAATACCCATACCAATTGTGTCCGCAAGTGCCGCAGCATTGTGCATTTTTCCACCCTTACCTTCGTAAGTCATCTTACAAGGAATGGAACCAACAGAATCCCAACAGAATAAAATGTTATAAGGAATATCACCACTTTCTTGTGCATCCAATATATCATTCATATAGTCGGTTAATTGTTCAATATAATCAAAACTATCATTAAAGATAAAATGACCATCCCAATTACCATCCTCGTCTTGTTCTGCTTGTAATCCTAATTCAACCGCGTGTTTCCAACTCCATTTTTTCTCTGTGATAATTATAACCGGTAAATCACCCCTTCTTTGAGCGTCAGCCGCAGCTAAAATCATCGCAGTTGTTTTTGATGAGTTTGAATGTCCCAAAAACATATTGATTCCACCCATAATAGGTCCCGGTAAACCACAAGCCTCCATGAATGCTTCTCCACAATTATAATAACTTTCGTCTTTGTATTTTGTTTTGGTAGAATACTTACTTTTAATATCCTCCATTGAGAAGGTTTTCTTTTTTATCCCCATATGTCCAAGTTAATTGTTGTTTTTGTTAGTTTTTAATAGAACTAGGACATCGTGTCTTAGTTGATGTCCTAGTTAATTGTCCAAGTTCTAATTTATATTAGAATGGTAAATCTTCATCCGGTTCTTGACCTGATTGTGGGTCTGAAGGAATATCATTTGATTTTGAACCACCAAATGATTCAGTACCTACCGTATCATTTTCATATACATAGCCGCCCTTTTCAGAATCCCACTTTGGTGTCTCACCACGAGCAATCGCTTCAAGGTATTCAACCGGTTTTTTAGAATAAACATCTAACCAAGTTAATTCATCATCCATCCATGATTTCGCCAATGATTGGTCTTCGTGTAAAGGAGCTTTGTCCTCATACATAATTGTAGACACCGTAGTATATTCTTTCCCTTTTGGTGTTTTTGCTTTAACCAATTCGATGATTAAATCTCTACCTTCTTGAGCATCGGTTACATCACCTTTATTTCTCCAAATTGGAATGATTTTATCTAAGATACCGTCGTTTTTGTAGTTATGTTTGAATCTCCAAAACTTTGGTCCATCCTCTTCTTTATCTCTGTCGATAACCTTAACAATATAAAATTTTCTTGATTTATATTGTGACGCCAATAATTTGTCCGATTCTTTTCCTGTTGATATAAGTTCTTCGTGAACCTCGTTTAAAGGTGAACGTTCATTGTCATTTTTTCCCGGGTCATAGAATTTTTGCCATTGACCTCCTACTTGGATTTCGTGGTACCAAGCCTCTTTGAATGGTGAAGAACCATCTCCTGTTGGTAAAATTCTAATTCTTCTTTGACCCGAAGTTTCTTTGTCACCTAAAATAAGTGCAAAATATTTTTTCATTCTTTCGTCTTGCGACATTCTTCCTTGGGAATTCCCTGATTGTTGTGATTTTTCGTACTGCGCCAATACGGCATCTAATGAACTCATGTGTTTAAATTTTAATTGTTAAATATTGTTTCATAAACATAATTGATAAATGGTGTGAAGTCAAATAAAAAAGGTGTCCTTTCAGACACCTTTGGATTTTTTCTTATCTTCTAAATGATGGTTTATAGTCATCATCTTGAGAACCAGGTTGGAATGAATTTTTAATATCATTCACATTTATATCTTCAACTTCATCCGAAGTTAAAACATAATCATTTTTTCCGGTTTTTTCCATCTCCTCTTGTTTGTCATCAAAAAATTGTGATAATTTTTGATTGAAGGGATATGAATCATAACTTCTTAATTCAAGTTTTTCCTCAGGAGTTTTTTGTCGATATTTTTCAATCTTACTTTCAAGAGAATTTAATTTATTCATAATGTTATCCATTTCACCTAATTTACCTTCTAAATTAGATAATTGATTGAATAAATTTTCAAAATATTCTTCTTGTTTTGTTTCAATATTTTTTTGAGAATCAACTAATTCCGTAATATCTAATTCTTCACTATCACTACCTTCGTCAGTTTTTTCCTCAGATTCACCTTCATCATCAATTTTTTCAATATCAGGGTCATTCTCAACATCAATAGGTTGAGGTGCGGTATCAGTTGGTGCTGCCGGTGGAACTGCTTCAGATGGTACCGGTGCTGGTGGAACATCTCCTCCCTCAGCCGGTGGTGGCGTTAACGCATCTAATCCAGCAGTTGGGTCTTCAGGCTCAATCGCCTCTTGCTCCATAATATACTTATTAATATTATGGTATCTACTAATCTCACTAATTATTTTTTTATCTAAACTCATCTCTTATTAACCATTTAATAATTGTTTAATTCCTCCCGCAGTCTCAACTCTAACTTTTCTGTTAACTGTTGTTTGATGACCCGCTCTCTCAATAAGTCCATCTCTTTCTCTGATTGTATAACAATCTCCGGTATCCAAATCACAAACCTGTTGTGTTCCGTCACCATTATCCACTTGTGAAATTCTTGATGATTTTCCAAGATAATTATCTAATGCTGATTTAATGTTCATAAAATTGTTTTTATTATAAATATATCGTTATGTTATAAAGTGAATATCATTATTGATTCTCATATCCACCAGGTGATGATGTTTCATAAGGTAATAATGTAGGGTCATAAGTATATTGGTCAATTGTAGTGTATGAACCAAAGTCAGTTGTAACCACAATATAACCTTTATTTACAATATCACTTGGTAAAAATTTAGGTGTAACCACTCTCATTGTTGAGTCATTGAATATTGTAATACCAGTTAATCCAACCTCAACCCCATTAACTTTAACAGATTTGGTGGTGTTAAAATTTCTACCATTAAGTTGTATTATAGTACCTGTATTCCCCGACAATGGAGAAAATGATGATATAACCGGTGGAGGACAAGTTTGACCGGGTAGTGAAGGTATCGGTGAAGGTGTTGGTGTCACACTAGGACTACTTCCGTTTTTTTCAATCTCATTTATCTTGTTTTTTAATTCAGAAACAATTTCTTTGGTTGCAACACCAACTTCAAGAGCTGATGCCAACGCCCTATCCATAGTATTTCTAATTGTTTTAAATTCATCTATATGTTTATCGTAATAATCTGTTTGTTGGAAATTTTGTTTAGGATAATACGTCACATAATATTTAACCAAACCATTATCTAATATTTGTTGAGTTCTATTTTCTAACCTAACTTTCATGAAATTAGTATAGTCATCCACACTTGAAAACCCAACAACAGGTAACGAATTATTTGTCGATGGATTTGTCTGTACATTCACACATGAATATGTTTTCAAAAATGATGAAGATGTTGCCCCATAGTCAACATCTAACGAAACTGTTGCAAAATTATTATTCCAACCATTAAAAGTTCCCGCTTTACTATTATTAATTTTTTCAAATGAACGAACATATGAAATACAATAAACGATTGTTTGTAAAACTTGAGAATTAGGTATTAATCGTTTTAATGTTGACGCAAACTCTTTCTCAGTTAAAGTCGTACTAATACCATCTATCACACTATACCCGTTGTTTTGATAAACAGGTAAAACTTTACTTTCACAAGTATTACTAGCCGCTTTTGTCGAATTCGCAGATTGTTGTGTATTGTTACTCTTATTTGAATCAGTTGACGCTGAAAATATATTAACTTTATCTTTTTTAATTTTTAATAAACTTTCAATTTTTGTTAATAAATTTTGATTAATACTTTGAATAAAATTATCAATTGCAGGTAAATCATATATACCTTGTCTAACCCCATCAAATTGTGTTTGAAAATTACCAGGTTGTATAGAATGCGTAACATTGGTAATCATATACGGACCATTAAACATCGGTACATGCCTCAAATTAAAATACATAGTAGGTTGTAGTAATGCATTACCTAATGATGTTACATTACATTTATAACTTCTTTGTTTATACAAGTTATACAATGAAGCATTTTGCGTCGCAACATTTTTACCTGACGATTGCTCAACCATATTAAGCTGAGTATTTATCGATTCTGATGTCGCAACTCCATTGTCTTGGGACACCGCAAAAGAATAAAATACACTTTGATTTCTGGTTCCAATATCAACATTAAAACCAACACATTTATTAGATAACGCCCAATCTTTTTTACCTTGTTGGTTCTCAATCAATGGGTTTTCCGATGCACGTCTCATCTCAAAACCATCATCCCTAAATCTAAAATTACCCTTTGGTAAATCCAAATATTGTGAAGGTTTACCCACATAAAAACAAACCATTTTTGGACTTGATTTTCTATAATCAACATCTAAAAAAGTACCCCACATATTATTCGCAAACTCTAATGACCCTTCAGCTCTGTTTGGAATTGTAGTCCCATCAACATCTTGAACATTATAAAAATTGATATACGCAGGTAAATTCATAACCGTAAAGTTATTTTTAATCAATAAACCACTAATAAACGTATAAACGCTCATCGCCTGATTTAACGATTTTTTACTAAGCATACTTCTTAAATCGAAGATATCCAATAATATTGTTTCACCAATATTTCTTGATGCTCTATCTAAAAATAATATATCTTCAAATAAAGTTTTTGTTTTATAATCACCACCGGCAATCCATTTATCATTTAACGATTTGAAAACTTCATAATTTTCAACTTTAGATTGTTCACCATCAATAGCACTTCTAATAACACTCTCAGGTAATTGTTGTTGGTTTGGTAATTTTTTTCTAACACCACTCAACACTAAATTCAAAAAATTATCTTGTAAAATATTTTCATTTGTCAAATACAAATTAATTTGATTTTGAAATTGAGCAACATTAATTGATGGATTTTTTAATTTTTGAGTCGCATACATTTTAATAATTGGAGATAATAATGTCACATTATCCACATTAAATTCAATATTATTATCTATGAAAAAATCTGTAATATATGAACCATTATCACTATATCTCACATTGTTAATCGTTGAAAAACCAACCTCTGTTTCAAGTGCAATCCAAGCATTAGGATTCAACCCTTTTGATTGTGAAACGGTTAATCCACCACCATTAGTAGGTAATGTATTCGTAATATATGGTCTAAACTTAATTGGGTCTACAACTTTTTGAGTATTATTATGTGATAAATAAGAATCAAAAATTCTTCTTTTATAATTTGACGGATTACCATAT